AACAATACCGATACTTTTATCAAAATTAATTTGGATGGTAAAGAAAAGTTATTACCAAAAGACCAAATTAATAAAATAATTGATGTAGGTGATAGATTTGATTTAGAGAGACAAAGCTGTAATTATTATAGGATATTAGGTACTATAAATCCAAACAGTTCTAACGCTTTGTTTAATTTAACCTCTCTAACTGGAGTTAATACTTGGAAAGGTCTTAATGATTTTACCTTTTTAGATACATCATTCCCTAAGAATAATAATATAAACGATTCAACTGATATAACGTATTATGAATCGATTAGAAATAATTTATATGAGATTGATGGTTGGTTTGGGTTTTATGAACCAGATAAAACAAAAGCTGGTATAACTAAATTTTACGATATGGAACCAACTAGAAAACGGTTTTCATTTTTACAAGATACGGTACCGTTTAATGGTAAATTAGGGGATAAACCAGTTAAAAATTGGGATTTAACTATTACATATCCACATAGAAAAAACTCAACTCATAGTATGGTTAACGGTGGGTTATTAATTATCAACACAACACCAGCTTTAGTATCTACTAAAAAAATGACCGCTTTTGGTTTAGGGTGTTTACATAATTTAAGTATTGGAGATACAGTTAAAATAAATGGAACTAGTAATTACGATGGTACACATGTTGTTACTAGATTAGGATTGGATAATGGTGATTTAAAAGAATATTACTTTGTACTTGATTTAGAAACTAAAGGTGGGGTATCATCAAATTCTAGAATGGTAAAGATAGTAAATGGTTTTGAATCCGAATATTATTTTAGGATTTTTAAAAAAATTAAAACTAGAAACAAGCCAGTAATAGAAAAAGATGATTGTGAATTATATAAATTAGCGTTTAGTGAAAATGTATTTAATGACAGTATCACTCAATTTGTATTTAATGAAGATATAGATATAACTGGGTTAGTTGATAATTTAGGTAGACCATTAAGTGAACTATATCTAACAAAAGTAAAAACTAGTAGTAATGGGTTATTCACAAGAGTATCATCGGGTATTGAAACACCATATATTGAAGACTTAAAAAATAGTAGTATTAGACCGTATTTAAGAGATATACCATGTATAAATTTAATACATAATGGCGGTAATAACCAAAACAGTCAACCTTTTCCGACACATAATCCTTTGGAATATAAACTTGATATGGATAAAAATGATGAGTTTTATGGTGACTTGGTTGAATACAATATTATTGAACTTAAAGAAACAATATTGGCTGATGTTTCACATAGGTTTAACACAAATAATAGAGAAACGGAAGCTAATTTTACATATTACGAAACTATTGGGTTTACCCCAGAAACAAAAACAATTAATTTAGGACCTAGACAAGAAGGTTATTTCTATAAAGCCCATCAATTAATAAAAATAAAAGAATTTTCAGCATATATAGAACAAGGTGACTCAAATACTGAAGGTATACCATCCTACGCTGTTAAATTAGATGATGGTAGATATTTATGGAGAGACATGTTAAGTATTGGTTATAACCAATCTGACGAAAAAGCTTTAGATTACCCATTTTTAAATGGTTCACATTATATGTATTTTAACGATTGTTTTTATGTTAGAAGGCAAGACGCATTTAATGATTGGGGGTTGTACTATAGTACGTTTCCATCTGACCCATTAGGTGAAAGAATGACGGATAAATATACAATTAACTCAGAAGATGATATTTGCTAAAAACTAACGATTAAATAAAATAAAATAAATGTTCATTAACCAATATAAAATAAATCTATCAACTTTATCTAGTGCAACGACAGCAACTACGATTAACATTCCAATAAATATGGAATATCAAATTGTTGACCAATCTGACATAATTCAGAGGGTGTTTGTTGATGCTGAAGTAGAAAAGGCTATTAATCCGATTATTGATTATGAAAAAGTTAGGTTTATACCAATAAATTCAAAAAACAATGTTATTGACAAGATAACATATGAGTTAAATTTAAATGGTAATACAACATATGGTTCAATAGGGTTTACTGATGATGATATTAAGTATCAAACAGAAAGATTTAAACAAACATTTCTTAATCTTTCTTTTTATGATAATGACAACCCTTTAACACAAAATTTATTAAGTTATATAACATTAAACCCTAGTTTATCTAAAAGTGATTTAAGTCAATCTAAAACATTAAGTTTAGCGTTAGGAAAACCAAAACCAGCCTCTGAAATAAAATTAACATTCACATGCACAAACCCAATAATTAATTCAAGAGGTAAATCAAATGGATACTATATTTACGATTTCAAAGACGAATTAATCATGAATGGGGCTCCAAAGTATCTATATATGAAAGCAACATTTAAAAATGCTAAAAACGGTAAATCAACAAATCTAATGGTTAGTAATGTCGCATTACCAATTGAAAGATTAATAAAACAACTTTACACTAGATATATACTAATTAAAACAGATAAAGGGTTTTTCTATAAAATAGACACAACATATAACTCGACATCAAATAATGTAACAGAAGTTGTAAACACAGATAATGTAACAGTCAAACTATATCAAATATTAGCAACATAATGGAAGTATTAAAAAGAAAAATTTGGTTAGAAAAATGTGTTGACAGAACACCTAACAGTCCTACATGGGGTGTTATGACTGCAACTACGTTTTATATTAAAATTAGTTTAACACAAAATATAGATGACATGGGGTTGTTTACTGATTTTGAATATATCCCTAAAGATAATACAACAACATCAAAACCAGACTATACATTATTGGTAGATAAATTAAGTGCCAGTGGTATTACATTTCCATTTATGAGTGGTGCTGTTGCTCCAAAAATGACTGGTATTACTGGAACCAACAAAGCGATATTAAGAATGCCAGATAAAACAGCATCCGATTATTATGTTTATGGTAACACAAAAGTATCTGGATTAACTGAGAGTAGAATAGATGAACTTAAATCTTATGATAGACTTGAAGAATATAAAGTAGGTTTTGATATGTATTCAGAAACGTATATAAATTATAAAAATATATTATTAAATGGTGTTAGTCGAGTACATTCAATTGGTGAACCTAGAATATACGTGTTTGATTCAATAGACGACTCTAATATAGGTACCGATAAACAAGTATATGGTATTAAATATTTAGAATATACTGGGACATCTAGAGATGTTGTTATTGACAATATTCAACTATCTATAAATTTAACTAGTTTTAGTTATACAAGTGAAGGATGGAATGAAACCAATACGTCTTTATCAGCAATTACAAGAGAAGAATATTTATTTGGTATAACAACACCACCAGAAGTTCAAAATGATGTATTTATAGATAGAGGTAAGACTAGTGTTATGGATATGCATTTAAGATTATCTGAAATAAAAGATTTAGGTGAGTTAGCTAGATATGGAAATGGGTTTTATAAACTAAAAAGAGAATAATAAAATAAAATAAAATAATAACAAATGATTACTTATTAAACATTAGGTATTATATTTAAATAAAACAATAAATAGAATGAGCCAAGGAACTTATGGAAATGTTAGACCAGCAGATATATCACCAGATGATGTAGAAGTATTTTACCACTATACACCATCTAGAGATAAGATTGGTAATACTAATTTAATCAAATTAGATTCAAACGAAGTTTTGATTAAAATCGACAACCCTAATAAATCACAATCAAATATAACTGGATTCGAGGTTTTTGGTGGGATGTACACACTTAAACTACCAGTAACTACTTTTAGTTCTAAGGGTTTTTATACGATTTATATTAAACCAGTAGAGATTAGAACTAAAATTGTTGATTGTGGTACACTATCAGCTTATCCAGATATCAAGGGTATTTTATTTGATATATCAGCAATCCCATCTCAATTTGTAAACAAATTTGAAAATAACGGATTAGTTGGGTATAGAATTGAATATATTGATACAAATTCAGCTTCTGATGATGCTAAAATGAATAATTTCTTCAGAATAATAACATCTAACAATAGGGCCGAACCAGTTAATCAAAATTTAACAAACAGTAATCAAAAAGCAATACGCTATCGTTTTAATGATAACTCAACATTAACTTATTGTACTGTATCCCCAAGCTCTACATCCAATGTTAAACCAAATTCTTTACCATTTATAGGTCAACCAAACCAACAAGTAATCATTACAAATACATTCTTTAATCCTATTATGGTTGAAGTTGAAATGGTAGAACATGATGTTGAAACATTGGCGTATGCAATATTTGGTAATCAAAGTAAAAGTCTTGAAGATGGTATTTATACTATCTATAACTTTAACAATGATATTTATAAACAATACAACCTTTATGAAATCAAAGACCAATTCACTGGTACACCATTGTTTGAGGTTAGGGAAGAAAGAGCTAGTATTGATTTTACTAAAACATTTACATCAGTAACAACATTATAATTAATATAAAATGAGTAATAATAAGAGAATTAAGGTAAGTGGATACGCCCAAAAAGAATTTTTTGGGAATGGTATAGAATATAGACCGTTTAGTCCAGATTTAGTTGGTGTTCAATTAGCTAATGCTAATGGAACTACACTGTTTACTATGGGTAATTTTACCATTACAACTAACATGGAACCTAAAAATGATAAAACATTTATCACAAATAGACTCTCAAGTTTTGTTACTTTAAGTGATTTAAAGGTTACCCCTACACAAGCAAAAACAATATTAAATAATAATACAAAGGTTAAACTTAATTTAGATAAAACAAACCTTAATTACTACGCTTTATTTGGTTCATTTACTGAATTTGTCAGAGTTTCACTTGAAGAAATAATCACAAATTGGCCAGCATCATTATATACCAAAACTAACACGGCTGATACAAATGGTAATGCTATTAGCGGTTATACGTATGAAAACTATTCATATGATTTATTAACGAATACATCTACATTTAAAGTTAACACAACTTTTATTGAAAACAATTTTGAAATTAACTATTTAAAAAATGGTACGATTTTAAATACCTTTAATGAAAAAAATATACTTAGGGACTTATCGGCAGAATTTTTATCTTATGTTATTTATCTAAATAATGTTGAATCAAAAGTTCTAGAATTTACTGGGGCTACAAATTTATTAAACGATTACTTATATTTTAAAGTTGTTGGTGATGTTTTTAGTGGTGGGTCATCAAACGGTATTATTAGCTACCATATAAAACCAAATAAAGAACAAGTTGAACACTTTTTCAATGGGTTACCAGATTTTGAATCCTACCTATTGAATAGGGAAGTATCACCAATATTTACCGCAACATTTAGATACCCAATAACAACAGATAATGGTTCAGTATTCTATATTAAAGAATCACTGACATGGCCAGTATCTGATGGTTATAACATTGACTTTAAATCATCACAATATTTTCGATTTGTAACAAAGTTAGTTGAGATAGCTAATAAAAACGATTTGAATTCAAGTGATTTAATGAATAGATTTTTGGTCACTGAAGCAATATCAAACTTTGATACAGTACCAGTACATTTAAGTGAACTAGACCAAGATACGTCTGGTCAAAAGGTTAATAAAACACTTAGGATATATGGTAGAGAATTTGATGAAATAAATAAATTAATAACTGGTATTGAATTTGCACATACTGTATCATACGACAAACAAGATAACACACCAGACGTTTATCTAAA